CTCTAGCTATGCCGACCAACACGATACCGCCATGCCCCAGCCCGCGCATCGCCATCCGCCAGGGCTTCCGGCTGGAGCACGAGCAGCGGTTCGGCGCGGACCAGTTCACGCCGTCGGAGTCGGCGCACGAGCGCAGCCTGAAGCACGCGGAGCACGTCGCGAAGATGAGGGCGTCGTACGACGAGCCGCTGCCGGCGACGCCGCCCGGAGAAACCTTACCCCCCAAGCATGCCGATACCTAAACGAATCCTGCAGGTCTGGATTGGCCCCGTCCCGGAACCGGTGCGGTGGATGATGACCTGGAAGAAGCTCAACCCCGCGTGGGAGTACATCAAGATAGGCAACGACGAGCTGCTGCGGAAGCGGTGGCGCAACCAGGGCCTGATAAACCACTACCTGGCCAGGTGCGAGGAAGTGAAGGCCAGCGGCGTGTTCGTCAACGCGACCGGCGTGCGCTTCACCGGCGAAAAGGCGACGCTGTTCGCCTGGCACGTCCTGGCCGACGTCATGCGGTACGAGCTGCTGCACGAGTTCGGCGGCTACATGCCCGGAGCCGACACCGAGTGCGTCGCCCCGATACCGGAGGACGCGTTCGAGGGGGCGAGCCTCTACATGGTAAACACCGGCTACCTGTACAGGGACCACATGGCGAAGATGGTGGAGAAGCTGTCGAACGGCGGCCTGGAGCCGGCGGACGCGGTGCGGCTGCGGCGCTACGACCCGCTGGCGTGCGCCCCGGTCATGGCTGCCGAGGCCGGCCACCCGTTCCTTGACCTGTGCATGGAAGAGCTGAACCGGCTCAGTCCGTCGCAGCTGGGCGAGGCGGTCGACACGACCGGCAACGTCTTCATGGCGCGGCTCATCCGCAACCACGCCGACATGCTGGGCGGGTTCGTCATGAGGCCGTACCTGAAGGAGCGCGAGGCCGTCGCGACCGGGGCGTGGCGAGTCCACCACTCCGGGACCACCCTAAATCGCTATAAGGAAGCCAGGTAAAAATATGAGCATCCAAAAGATAATCCACCAGGTTTGGGTCGGGCCGGTGCCGCCGCCGACTCTGTGGCTGCAGACCTGGCCGAAGCTGAACCCAGGATGGCAGTACAAGCTATGGGGCAACACCGAGGTCTTCGGGCGGCGCAAGTGGCGCAACCAGCGGATGATAGACGAGTACGTCCTGCGCTACTGGAAAACAATGAAAGGCAAGGGGCAGGACGGAGAGGACGTCTTTACGACAGCCCAGGGCGCGAAGTTCAAGGGCGAAAAGGCGACGCTGTTCGCCTGGCACGTGATCAGCGACATCATCCGGTATGAGATACTGTTCGACGAGGGCGGCTTCATGCCGGGCGCGGACCACGAGTGCATCGCGCCGATACCCGGCTCGTTCCTGGACGGCTGCCGCCTCTACACCGAATGGACCGGGGCCAAGCTGGTGGAGCCGCAGCGCGCTCTGTTCGAGAAGATGCGCCAGGGAGGGCTGACCGAGACGCTGGACCAGGTGCGCTTCAAGAGGTACGACCCGTTCCACTGCTCGCCGATAATCGCGGCCGAGAAGGGGCACGAGTTCCTGGCTCAGGCGATAATCGACCTCGGCCTGGTGCAGCCCGAGATGATGGGCGAGGCCGTCGACACCACGGGCAACGTCTTTATGGCGAGGACGCTGAGGAAGCACCCCGAGCTGACGGACGGCCTCGTCATGCCCGACTACGACGACGAGCAGGACGCCGAGGCCGCCCTGGCCAAGGGGGCGTTCATGGTCCACCGGAACGGCACCACTAAGAACAGGTATAAGACTGCAAGATGATATGGAAAAAACTGACGACCAGATTAAGCAATGGGTCGAGGGCCAGTACGCCAAGCCCGACCCGTGGGGCTACCAGAGGAACCCCGACGACATGCGGCTGAAGGCGTGGCGCGTATGAGGCTCGTCTTTCTTGATACCGAGACGACCGGCATCGAGGACGGAAGGCTGGTCGAGCTGGCGTTCGACGGGCCGAACGAGGATGAGAGCTGGCGCGGATACTTCAAGCCGCCGGTGCCGATAAGCATCGAGGCTATGTCCGTCAACCACATCACCGAGAAGATGGTCGAGGGCGCTCCTGTTTTTGCCACATCGAACATCCCCGAGATCGTCCGCGATGCCCTGGACGGCAACGTCATGGTCGCGCACAACGCCCCATTCGACATCGGCGTGCTCAAGCGCGAGGGCGTGGAGGTCGGCGAGTACATCGACACCAAGCGCGTCGCCATGCGCCTGCTGCCTGACCTGCCCAGCCACTCGCTACAGTACCTGCGCTACGCGCTCGGGCTGGAAGTCGAGGCGGAGGCCCACAGCGCGGCCGGCGACGTGAAGGTGCTCAAGGCCGTGTTTGGGTTACTGCTGGGCGAGGCCAAGAGGCAGATGATCGTCGACGACGACGGAGAAGCAATCGACTGGATGAGGAAGCAGACGCACGAGCCGGTCATCCTCAATCTCGTCCCTCTCGGAAAGCACAAGGGCAAGGCGTTCGAGCAGGTCGCCAAGGAGGACCGCGGCTACCTGGAATGGATGATGCGGCAGGACTTTGGCGAGGACATCAAGGCCACGGTCGGGCATTGGCTCAACGACGGAAAGCACTAACCAACCTAAAAGCACGGAGATGGAGACCAACAAGATCTGCGAGAAGTGCGAGGGCGAGATGCGCCTGATACCGTCAGGCTTCAGCGCCGCGAAGAACAAGGCATATAAAGCTTTCTGGACCTGCGACAAGCGCAACGGCGGGTGCGGCGCGACAGCGCGGGCCGAGGGCAAGGACGTCGGGCCGGTGAGCCTCACCGGACCGAAGCACCAGGGCGGCGGCGATGACTGGCCGGGCGTCGCGGCGGCCGTGTACCGCATGGAGCAGGAGCTGGCGTCGATGCACGCCAAGCTGGACCAGCTCATCCGCGCGTTCATCCCGGAATGATATGCCGCTATACCTGAAAATCGCCGCGACGCTCGGCATGGCCGGGGCGGTCGCCTTCTACGGGACATGCGGGTGGGGTACGCTGGACATGGCACTGGACGCCTTCCGCCAGGACCCCGAAGCCGAGCCGCTGGCGCGCCGGCACGGCACGCGAATGGCGGCCGTCGCCGTCCTGTGCGGCCTGCTAATATCCGCCCTGGTGACTGCCTGCGCGGTGGTCTGGCTGCTATGAGGTATTTCGTGACGGACGACGAGTGCCGCGGCTTCACCGAGGTGACCGTCGAGGAAATGGAGAGGGCGGCATGCGTGACGAAGGCGATGGAGGGCATCAACGGCGAGCGCAAGATACTCGCCGCCGAGATCGCCGACGCGTCCGGGAGCCACCACCTCATCACGGGGTCATGGAGAGGCTCAGGCAAATCGACGAGATGACGGCGAAGCTCCTTTACGGCCCGGTCATCGACGTGACTGGCGGACCTCGCGTATGAGGCACCACATCAAGTCAATGACCATCACCCGGCAGGGCGGCGTGGTGAGCGTGGTGGTCGGGCTCCCGACGAAAGCGTCGTGGGGCGTCAGCAACATGACCCCGACCGAGGCCCTGATATTCGCGGAGCAGCTGCGCAACGCCGCGACGTCCGAGATGATGAAGATCAGGCGCTGACCGTATGGCGCAGTCAAGGAACAAGACGCCCTACCACCGCTTCCGCCACCGCATCTGGCGCATCAACGGCCTGGCCGAGGCAGTCATGCACGGAACAGCGGACTGGGGCGAGAGCAAGGGGCGCATCCTGAAGGACCTCAAGGAGGCCATGGAGATCGCGGAGCGCTTCCCGGGGAGGCGCATCAAGAAGCACGAGGTACTGCGGCGCGCGGCGCTGCGGGTCAGGAAGGCGAGGGACATGGCGGCCGGGACTAACCGGCCCCAACACGCAAGCTATGGGAATTAGGTCAACCGTCAGCAGGTTCATTCACGAGCTCAAGCGCAGGCTGAAGGCTAGGCGCGCCAGGCGGCGGCCGACGCACCGCGCGCCGCGCTACGGGGCGATGTGCTCCGTCGCGTATCCTGGGTTCATCCGCCTGAAGAAGTCGCAGGCGCGCGGCGAGGTCGGGATTAACGGCATCACGACGTCCGCCAACCCGTCGCGCATGGTCGAGCTGCCGACGAAATTCATGATGGCGCGCGAGTTCGGCTCCGTCCGGGCGGCCGTCAAGTACTGCCAGCGGATGACGGTGCCGGGAGTGCGGTACTTGAGGGCCGTGAGGCTTTCCTAGCCATGAGGCACCTAGACCTGTTCAGCGGCATCGGCGGCTGGGCCATCGCCTCGGGAGAGGTCTGGCCCGACCGCGAGATGGCCGGGTTCTGCGAGCGGGACCCCTTCTGCCGCAACGTGCTCGCTAAGAATTTCCCTAACGTCAAAATCCATGGCGACATCACCGCGCTCGACCCGAGCGAAATCCAAGGAGAAATCGACCTGCTCACCGGCTCCCCGCCGTGCCAGCCGTTCAGCGTCGCCGGAAAGCGCGGCGGCAAGTCAGACGACCGCTATCTCTGGCCGGCCATGTTCCGAATCATCGAATCCGTCAGGCCTCGCTGGGTCTGTCTCGAGGAGGTTGCGGGCTTCGTCAAGGTGGCACTCGACGACGTGCTCTCTGACCTGGAAGGAATCGGCTACACCTGCCGGGCGCAGGTTATACCGGCTGTCGCCGTCGGCGCTCCCCACCGCAGGGACAGGCTCTGGGTTGTTGCCCACCGCGACGGGAGGGGACGCGAAGGCCAGCGGGTCGATGTACCCGAGGACGGCCACGCACCAGCCCGGCATGACGCTGACGGACGCGGTGGCGAGGGGCGGCATGATGCCCACGCCGCAGGCGCGGGATTACAAATCGCCGGACGCGCCGCACACGGCGAACTTCAGGCGGAAGGTCGCGAAGGGTTGGACCATCGACCTGAACAGCCGGGTAGCCATGCTGCCGACCACCAAGGCTACCGACGGCTCGAAGGGCGGGCCGAACCAGCGGGGAAGCAGGGGAGACCTGACCTTGCCGTCAACCGTGGCGCAGTTGCCTACACCAACCGCGAGCGACGTGAAGGGGATGGCGATGAGTCCAAATTCTCACCAGTACCGGACGCAGGACTTTCTGAACACGTTACCGACGCCGGCCGCGCGGGACTACAAGGGCATGAACTCTCGGGAGCACCTGGCGAAGGCGCGGGGGCATCACGACCAGCTGCCCAACGCCATTGGAATGAGGATTGGGCAACCGTCGCCTACCGCACCTGCCTCCTGCCCGACAAAGGTCAGGCTCATGCCGGCGTTCAGCCTGTGGATGATGGGCTTCCCGGAGTCATGGTGCGACTTCCCGACGGTACCGAAATCACCCAGGCCGCATGGCGTCGCGAGTCGCTGAAGGCGGCGGGCAACTCGATCGTGCCGCAGGTCGCCATGGAAATATTCCGAGCCATCAGGAAGTCTGACAACGGGCTGTCATGAGCCTCGACGACTGCTTCCGCTGCCCGTGCTGCGGCCATGCGCTCGACGTGCCGAAGGGCCGGAAGGCGCAGCGCGACGGGCGCGTCCGGGCGGTGCGCGCGATGCGCCTCGACGGCCGCACCGTCCGCGAGATCGCCGGCGTGCTCGGGCTGTCCGTCAGCCAGGCGCACCACTGGGTCGAAGAGTCGCGGAAGCTCGCGGACATGGAGGACGCGCGATAGGAGGCGCGAGGCGGGCGGGATCTCCTGGTCCCGCCTTTCGCTTTACTCGCGCGGGGACGTCCGGTATCATCACGGGGCGGCCAGGAGCCGCGGAAGGGAAGGCCGTCATGGCCGACGCGAATGACCGGGAGGCGACCGGAGGGACGCTCTTTTGCGAGGAAGTGACCCACAGGCGCGAGAGGTGCGCGCGGTGCGGCATCGGAGAGTGGATGACGACTTACCTCGTGTGCCCGGGGGTCGAGGTGACGGCCTGCCCGCACTGCGACGACAGGCGCGTGACCCTCGGAGGGGGAGTAGGAGGATAGGGGCGCTTCGGCGCCGGGATTACGTCCCGGCGCCTTTTCTTTTGCCCGCCATGCCGCCGCCGTGCTAAGTTGACAGGGTATGAAGCACACCACACCGCCGCGAGGAAAGGGGCAAGCCGCGGCCGCCCCGGGGATGAGCGTCGAGATGCGCCCGACGCAGGACGTCAGGCCGTACGAGAAAAACGCGAAGAGGCACGCCAAGTCGCAGGTCAGGAAGGTCGCGGACAGCATCCGCGAGTTCGGGTGGGCGCAGCCGCTCGCCGTCGACGCGTCCGGGACGCTCATCGTCGGCCACTGCCGCCTCGAGGCCGCCAAGCTGCTCGGCCTCAAGGAGGTGCCGGTCGTCGTCATGGACGGCCTCACGGCCGCGCAGGTCAGGGCGCTGCGCCTGGCGGACAACAGGCTCAACGAGAGCGCCTGGGACATGGGACTGGTCATCGAGGAACTGAAGGGCCTCACGGTCGAGGGCATCGACCTGACCGGCTTCAGCCGCGACCTGGTCCTCGAGGCGAACGCCGGGGACGACGACGCGCCGGCCCCGCCGAAGAAGGCCGTCACGAGGCTCGGGCAGCTGTACCAGCTTGGCGACCACCGCCTGCTGTGCGGCGACAGCACGAAGGGGGAGGACGTGGCGCGGCTCATGGGCGGGGAGAGGGCCGACATGGTGTTCACCGACCCGCCTTACGTCATGTACGGGAACTCGAACGGTGCGGAGGGGGTCGCCGACGACAAGATGGTCAGCTCCTTCTTCCGCGACGTGCTCTCGACTTCCAAGCAGTCGGTCAAGCCGTTCGGTCACGTCTACGTCTGCTGCGACTGGCGCGGCGTCGGGGCGTGGTACCGCGTAAACTCGGAGGTGCGCCTGTCGATGAAGAACCTCATCGTATGGGACAAGGGCACTCCCGCCATGGGCTCGATGTTCAGGCCCCAGTACGAGATGATGCTTTTTTTCTCGAACTCTGCCGAAGTTGCCAAGGTCGCGGGAAAGAGCGCGGGGGGGGGTCAGCGCACCGTCGGCAACCACTCGAACGTCTGGCAGTTCAATCGAGTCAGCCCGAAGGAGAAGGAACACACGGCCGCCAAGCCGGTGGCCCTCATGGAGCGCGCCGTCGGCATCTCGTCGGAGAAGGGCGAGACCGTCCTCGACCTCTTCGGCGGCAGCGGCTCGACGCTCATCGCCTGCGAGAAGGCGGGGCGAAAGTGCCGCATGGCGGAGATAGACCCAGCCTACTGCGACGTCATCGTCACGCGCTGGGAGCGCATGACCGGCCGCAAGGCTAAGCTGCTGAAATGATATGGGCACGCACCTAGGCAGCCACCCCAAGCTGACGCCGGCCGTCCGTAAGAAACTGGAGGACGCCGCAGCGCTTGACGCCACGTGGGAGGAAATAGCGCTTTACGCTGACATTAGCAAACCAACGCTCTACGACTGGATGGCGACCGTCCCCGGACTGAAGGACCGGCTTAACGATTTGCGCAACAGGCCGGTGCTAAAGGCGCGCAACACCGTCATCAAGGCGCTGGACGACCCGCACTACGCATTCCGCTACCTCTCGAAGAAGAAGCGCGCGGAGTTCGGCGACGACGAGGAAGTCAAGGCGTCCGTGACCGCCACGGCAGCCGACGGCACGTCCGTCGACCTGACGCTAAGGGTTCGCAAATATGAAGACCCCGACACCGACGACGGCCGAGGCGCAGGCGCTCCCGCCGCCCCAGCCAAGCCCGCCGCCAAGCCCAGGCGCCCTGCCAAGGCATCATAGCTACGGGGAATGGGCGCGCGACCTCCTGTCCACCCCGGCCATCTTCCAGCCGGAGTTCGTCAGGCGGTCGCTCAAGTCGAAGCGGATGCTGCACGTCTTCGGGCGCTACTTCTTCCCCGAGGCGATCCGCGGCGACTACGACACCCCCGAGGCGCACCTGGACCTAATCAGGGCGCTGGCCAGCCCGGAGAGCAGCGCCATCGTCTTCCCCCGCGGCTTCGCCAAGTCGACGTGGGAGCGCATCGACACGCTGCACGACGTCGTCTACGGCCTGGAGCCGCTGATCGTATTCTACGCCGACACCGGCGAGTCGGCCGCCATCCACATCGACTGGGTCAAGTCCCAGCTCGAGGAAAACGCCGAGCTGAGGTTCGTCTACGGCAACCTGGTCCCGGACCGCAAGGGCGGGAAGGGCAGCCGCAAGTGGAACAGCCGGCGCATCAAGACGACCAACGGCGTCACGGTCATCGGCGGCATCGCCGGCAAGGGCCGCGGCATCAACATCGGCGGCCACCGCCCGACCAAGGTGGTCATCGACGACGGCGAGACGGACGACATGGTGCGCTCGGCCGGGCGCCGCGAGACGTACTGGCGGTGGCTGAACGAGGTCATCGACCCGTCGCTGGACAAGGAGCGCGGCCGCATGAAGGTCGTCGGCACCATCATCCACCCCAAGTGCGCCGTGAAGCGCTACTACGACGAGAAGGGCGGCATCCTGCGCAGGGCAATCGAGTTCGGGAGGTCCATCTGGCCGGAGTACTGGACGCTGGACGACCTCGTCCGCAAGCGCGACGGCTACATGGGCGCGGACGGCAGGTGGAAGATGGGCATCGGCCTGCGCGCCTTCAGCCAGGAGTACCTCAACGAGCCGCTGGGCGTCGGGCTGACGATGTTCAAGCTAGAATGGGTGGACAACAACACGTGGGAGCCCGGCGACCTTCCGAGGCTGCCGCTGATGGACGTCTACATGGCGGTCGACCCCGCCGCCGGCGAGTCGTCGCTGGCCGACGACTACGGCGCCTGCGTCATGGGCCGCGACCGCTCGACCGGCATCCGCTACGTCCTGTGGTCGGGCAAGTACCAGGGCGGCATCGGCTCGGTCACGACGGACAGGGACGGAAACAAGGTCAGGACCGGCGCGATGCTGTGGTTCCACGACATCTACGTCGCCTGGAACCCGACGCTGTGCGGCATCGAGGCCAGCATGACCGTCCAGGCGTTCTGGCAGCTGGTGCGCGACAGCGGCGAGTACCGCGTCCGCAAGCTGGCCCCGAGCATGGGCGTAGGAGGGAAGAACGCCGCCAAGACCGAGCGCGCCAAGCTGGTCGAGCCGCTGGTCGAGCAGGGGCGCGTCAAGTTCAGCCCGTCGCAGGGCGACCTCTACGAGCAGATCACCGCGTTCCCGACGGCCGGCGTGAAGGACGACGTCTTCGACGCCTTCATGCACGCCAATTCCCTGCTGGACGCGGGCGATGCTAAGATGATCGAGACGAAGCCGACCGTGACCGGCACATCCAGGATTAAGACCAGGAACTTCTAACCCGCAAACTATGAGCACCCCACGGAAGAGGCCGGCGGTAGCGCTGGCGGACGCGCCCAAGCCGAAGGGCAAGGCTGCCGACAGGGCCGAGGCGATGCAGGAGATCGGGCGGTCCGGCACGCCGTCGTTCAGCGGCTACATCACGGCCGACTACAACTCCGACTTCAACGGCCTGGCCGGCATCGACATCTACGAGAGGATGCGCAAGACAGACGGCACGGTGGCGGCCGCGCTGCGCGCCGTCAAGTTCCCCATCATGGCGTCCGAGTGGGGCATACAGTCGGCGGACAAGGAGGACGAGCGCCAGAACGAGATCGCGGAGTTCGTCCGGGCGAACCTGTTCGACCGCATGGACTTCACCCAGTTCCTGCGCGAGGCGATGGGCTACCTGGACTTCGGGTTCTGGTACTTCGAGAAGGTCTACAAGGTAGAGGACGGCATGGTCGTCGTCGACCGCCTGGCCTCGCGCCTGCCGACCGCCCACCAGTGCTGGGAGATGCGGTCGACGCACGCCGACGGCGTCACGCAGTCGCTCCCGTCGCGCAAGTACGGCGACCAGGGGCCGACGCAGCCGGAGATCCCGCTCGCCAAGCTGGTCGTGTTCACCAACGAGAAGGAAGGCGACAACCTCGCCGGCACGGCGCTGCTGCGCTCCGCGTACAAGCACTACTTCATGAAGGACCAGCTCTACCGCATCGACGCGGTGAAGCACGAGCGCGGCGCGGGCATCCTGAAGATATACTGCCCGAGCGACCCGGCCAGCCTGGCCAAGGCCGCCGAGATCGGCGAGAACTTCAACGTTAACGAGCAGGCGTACCTCGCCCTGCCGGGCGGCAAGAAGGAGGGCGTCTGGGACGCCGAGGTCATGACCGCCGGCATCGCCGAGCAGTCGCCCAGCCTCATGGCGTCGGTCATGCACCACGACCGCCTCATCGTGCAGTCCATCCTCGCCTCGTTCCTGGACCTCGGCGCGGGGGCGTCCGGATCGTTCGCCCTGGGCGACGTGCAGCAGTCTTTCTTCGGGTACGCCCTGAAGGCGACCGCCGACTACTTCGCCTCGGTCATCAACGAGCAGCTCGTGAAGGAGCTGGTCGACATGAACTACGGGCCGCAGGAGAAGTACCCGAGGCTGACCGCCCCGCGCGTCGGCCAGATGAACCAGAAGCAGACCGCCGACATCCTCAACGTCCTGAACACGGCCGGCCTGCTCGACAAGGACGCCGAGCTGCTGGTGTGGGTAGCAAAGGCGTTCGGCCTCCCCGAAATCGACGTCGAGGCGCTCCAGGAGAAGCAGG